GTTGGGTCAAAGCCTATTTTTTGCTTAGGCGGTTTTTCAACTGGCTCTCGAGACACAGATTGTTTCGGCATTCCGACGCCTTTCGTCATGTCCGTCTTCTTTCGAAGTTTCGAAAGCAACCGGTTGGCGATGGCCCCGATAAAGTCGTAACAAGTCTTTGCCGTATAAACCCCAGTCATGAATAAAAAACCGTACTTAAAAATCTTAAAATTTGTCATACTTTGACACTCCTTTCATAAAGGAGATTGCAAACTGCGCGAAGGATAAAACGAAGAGAGAGGGAGTTCCCTGCGTCTCTTCGTTGGATACGTTTACTCGACGAAGCTCTCCTCGTCGTATCTCACGTCCCTAGCCTTCTTAGCCCGCATTTTCTCCTTCACCAGATTGTCGATGACCTTTCCGAGTACGCCGTTGCAGTTGTACTCCTCGGCCAATCTGGTCAGGTTCCACATGGTCTGCGGGTTTACCGTGATGGTGAGTTTGGCGCGCTTGTTCTTAGGCTTTCTATTAGTGTCGTTATACACGAGAGGACTCTTCCTTTCTATTTTGAAATATTCTTACTTATCGTCTGTTTTAGAGCCGGAACCGACGACTTTCTCGGCTACGGCTAATCCCTTTGACAAAATATCGGGAACCTTAAAGCCAGCTTCTACAAAGTTTTCGAGAATGGAACGAATTTCGTTAATGATCAGCGAGGCGAGTACGAACCAGCCAAGCAAAGACGTAACGTGAAGGTCCAGATGCAGCGTGTTGCCGATGTGAACGAATACCGCTCCCATTCCAAATGCCACAGCAATCATGATCCAGTAGCCGAGTTTCTTGAGAGCCCCTTTCCAACCCTTGGTGGAGTTTTCCTCCCCGGTCATACGGCTCTTCATCCAACCGGTAATCCAGTCGGCGATGTTCAGGGCAAGAAACGCCGCAAACAGGAACCACTTGTCGCCGAAAATATACGAGACGATGGCGACGATCCCGCCAGTAATGGCGTTGTATTTGTCGATGAATGGTGTTGCAAAGTCCATGGGTCCCTCCTCTTAGTGATGAAAGACCTGATGGATTTTGGATTCAAACTCCTGCCACTTCTTCCAGTCATCGTCCATAGTCTTTCCCTCCTTTTAGATTTTGTATTGTTACCGATTTGCAATCCATTTTGAAATGGGATTACTCTTTAGTGCCTCCGTACTCCTTCGGCACCAGGAACTCCAGGCCGCTGGTCTTGAGCTCGTCTGCTACGGCCTGCTTCAGTACGTCGGGGATGAATTTCGGGTCACCATACACGGCCTCGAAACTTGCCTTTCCCAGAACAACGCGCTGAGCGAAGAAAATTGCCATCATGATTTCGCCTCCTTTCCTTGCGAATATTTTTATGAAAAGGTCCCGAAGAGCAGACCTAATCATGCGCTAGGTGATTTGGAATAGGCCTGCACCGCAAGTTCCGCGATGAGGTTTTCCAGGAATTCGTTACGCTCGGTAAGCGCTTGGATTTGAGAGTCTTTGATATTCAGTTGGCTCGCCATTAGAGTCATGGCCTGCACGTGGAATTTCAGTTCCTTTTGAATAGACGAGTTTTCGTATAACATTTACTTTTCACTCCTTATATACGCGAGGCCTTGTTCGGCTTCTACGTATGGCGTTATCTCGGGAGAATTCGTTCGGACTTCACGGAACACCGCGGTAGCCCCACTAAGTGACAGGCGTTTGCAACATGATGAAAATATCATTGATTTTTTCCAATCTGCGATCAGATAATGAGTATTAAGCGAGCGATACTCCATTTTATAGTATGCCAGGGTGTCGTCGTGCCCAGTGTAGAACGGAAAATCATCAGTCACAAGTTTTAATTTATTGTTGTCTATTGTGCAAACGTACGGACCTCTGAATATGTAGACGTTACCGTCAGACGCCTTGGCCACATCTGTTCCGCTAGTGTCATAAGCATCGCCGTACTTACTCGGTAGTCTTATTGACGATAAATATGAACTGAGTCCTTCTTTGGCTAAATAGACGACCCCGTCATAGATCCATACCTTATGCAACGATCCATTATATTCAAATAAACAAACCGTGCCATTGGCGGTTCCTTGCGCATACATCGTAATAGCTGTTACTCGCCCATTATTGTCGATTTTCCAGTTTTGGGAAGTGGAACCCGCTCGCATATCGATCATATATAGCGTTTTACCGTCTTCCGATAGGTATGCAGCGCCGATCTCTGCGACTCCTACGTACATTCCTTCGGAAATAGTCGAGGGCGCCAGAGCGTCAGCATACGAAACAAATACACTGTTCCCTCGAGCATATACAAAAGCATACTGATTTCTATGGTACTTAATGTCAATAAGTCCGGCTGACCTTTGCCCATCCATATACACAATTTTCTCAACAGTCCAGTTGTACCCGTCCGTACTATGCGCGTAAACAAATCTATATTTTGAATCGAGATACTGTGAGCTTCCCACGATGATAAGGTAGTTACCATTCGCGTATCCAAGTACAAGCGTATCAGTGTCTCTGACTCCCAGTCCTCGAAACACTGTTTTTATAGAAAACGTGTGCTCCGGGTTCGGTTGTCCCCATAGAGAATCCGAAACATACACTTGATCGCCGTCGAAGAAAAAGCCCTTATCTTCAACAAAAACTACATATTCGAAACCGGGAACGATCGGAATATTTTTTTCAAAACTGCACGACTCCTTCAGTTTCTGATATAAATCGGGGTACCGTTCCTTATCGTAGCTCTGTCCGTTACATTTGAGCCACGGTCCAGTTCTATTGCTATCGAAAGAAATCACAATATCCCCGATACTCGGCGCATTTCTCGTAATCTGGTTCTGCAGGTTCGTAGCGACGTCGCCAGACATCTGGTCCTGGAGATCGTCGAACCATACTCGGAATTCTCCCTCCCACTTCTCGAGCAGCGCTTCGATACTGACGCTCTCGAGAATGGAAGTTACGAACGGGCACTCAGTCTTTCCGACCATAATCTCGACGTTCTGCGCCTGGATTTCGGTAGAACCACCCGGAACGAGAATATACGCCAGAGGGTGCTGATGTACATCTCCTTCGTTTGTCAGTGCTGGTTTTTGAGGTTCAGACGCCGGAGTTCCTTTGATGACTTTGATAGAGTTCTCGCGTACTGCTTTGGTCGCGTCCGTTTCGAGGACAACGGCATCGTACCGAGAAAGCGTCAAATCCGACGGCGAGATATCCAGAGGAAGGTCCGCATCATTTACAGTCCAGGTATGATCAAACCATGCTTTACCAGGAGAAACGATTACCTGCATTCCGGTTCCGGGTTTGGTCGCGAGGTACCCGCCGATCGATTGAAATACGCCGTCTCGAATCACGCCGTCAAATATGGAAGACAACTGAACCGCGTCATACTTTCGATCGCCGTTCATAGAGTTATAAAACCCGTATGTTATGGCCATATCTTATCACTCCTCCTTTTCGATTGAAGTAAATGTTGGCACTGAGGTTGAACCATTTTGATCGTCAGAGAGGACAAGCTCCGTAACGCGAGCGCGTCCCTCGATGTCATACTCATTCCGAAGCTGTACGATGTCACCAATTTCGAAATCGACGCCGTATACAAATTGTCGAGAAGTGTCGACTTCTCCTTCGAAGAATGTCGTACCGGCTACCTTGTCAAGCTCCTCCGTTCCTCTCGAAGCGAGCTGATTGAGGTACTCTGTTTGGCCCATTGTTCCTGATTCCGTCGTTGACGAAACGCTCCCGGCATCAACATAGAGCTCCCTTCTTGCCATTCCGCTCGCTTCGGTCTCGCCACTATAGACGGATATGACAGTTCGCTCCGACCCTTCTCCTTCTCCGGCAGCATACGCAACATTTTTATACTCTTTCTTCGAGGAAACGTAACTGCTGGTGACGATGTTGTCGAAATCGGGGGAGAACATCACGTACGGACGGTCAGTCTGATGATACGATCTGTCTACTCCGTTGTAAAGCTCGAATATGAAGTTCTTGGCGTTTAGGTCTGGAAGGAGACGGAACCCGATACTCCCCTCAACGCAAAGCGCTTTGATCGCTTCATATAGAGTTTCACCAGCAAACTGGTATGCCGTTTCCAGAGCAGTAATAACCGCGTCTTCGCTCTTCCGAAATACGATTGGGAGCTTTCGGTTTGCGTCGGAGGGCGAGATGGCATTCGCATTCAAGAGAGATGCAATCCCGTCCTGCGTATTCCCGTCAACAATGGTTTGATCGAACAAAACTCTTCGGTCGAGAATTGACTCGGCAGACCGTCCGCTAAATATAATCTGATTTCCTCCTTCAGCGTCAGTGTCGATCTGAATATCCTCGACGACCATCATACGGTCTGAATCCGGCCGCATAATATAATCATCCAGCTTTATTTCGTCGAAAATATCCTTAGAATATGGGGCGCATATTTCGAAATCTCCGTACTGATCATACCGGACTGTCCAGATGGAAGAAAGGTAACTATCCAGGATTTTCTTCAGTACGAAGTCTGTATCGTAAATATAATAGAGCATCAAACCCCTCCGTATGCTGACTGATAGGTGAACGTAATCATCAGGTCGTCTTTCGACCCCGTCACATCGTATGAAAAGATGTTATCGCCCGGAGAAAGCTGAAACCACGACGAATCGCGATCAAGCGCTCCCAAAATATTGGTGTACGTTCCATTTCGAAGGAGACGAGCAGTCTTCCCTCCGACTTTTGTCGTAACAATAATATCATCGCCCATGCCGAGAGGGGCTCCGGAGATTTGCTCCACTTTCGCGGTGTCAATCTTGAGGAACTCCTGCGATTCGGTGTTATACAGCGTGATATCGTCCACGCGATTGAGAGCGTGTAGAGTTATCTCAACGCCAGTTTCGATGGAACCCTTGTAGTTAATGATGGCACGACTGTCTATTCGCAATGCGCCAAACTCCAGAAGAGGTTCTGTCGGCGATTCATTCGAGAACGGAAACTCAAACATCGGTTCCACACCAGAGAACGCTGTGGATGTCTCTACAACATCGTAGAAGTTCGGGTCGGGGCAGATGATGGAAATCTGCGTGCTTTCCTCTTCGCTGAAAATATCAGGCTCATTGGACTCTACATACCCGTAGGTGTGAACTTTCAGGTTGTCCGTTTCGATCTCCAGTCGAACCTGCTTCTTGATCGGAAAATATCGATACGTAAGCAGTCTGGAATCTTCAATCGTCGGGAACGGATACATCATCAGGTCAAGGACGATGTTCCGATTTTCCCGGCGAGAAGAGTTATAGACGCTGCCATCCATGGTGGCGACGTCAGAAGTATTGATACTAGCCTTAGCGGGGCCAAGTCCGCTGATCTCTCGAACGATGAGCCCCGATTTCTCAGGGCGCATCAATTCGAGGACCAAAGACTCTCCCAAGTGATTTGTCACCTTGAGAGATTTTATCATTTCTCGTCCACCACCTTCTTGACAGTCGCCAGCTGGTTCTTAGTCTGCCTGTAAATATCCAGACGAGACAGCGCCTTAGGCGAGTAGTTGTTTTGTGTGAAGTTGTTAATAATCGAGCTAGCAGTCCCCTCCTCTTTTCCAGGTGAACCAGTCGGGGGAGACTTCTTGGCTTCTTTGAATCCTTCTTGTACCTTCGCCGCAATTTCCATTCCGGTCGTGGCCCCAGATATCAACGAGCCCATCTGGGAGAGACCAGTACCGACCTGAGAGAGATCCATGACGGGCGTAATGACGGGAGCGTTTTCGTTCGCCTCGGCCTGGAGTCTATCCAGGAGATAGTCCAACGCGGCTTTGAAACCAGATGCAAACTTCGACCCGAGTCGGTGACCAAGGTTGTAGAACTCTTCTTCCTTCGCGGCGATGGCCTGAGCGCAAGACTCGGCAATCTTGTTGACGACGGAAGTGATGTTCGTAACTCCATTTTGAAGTCCCGAACCAAGAGCGTTTGCGTAGGTGGTACCCCATTGCGCAAAGTTCGCTGTAAGGGAGCCAAACGTAGACTGCGCAGTATTGCTGTACACCTGCTCGACGGTCCCCATCGCGTTGGTTACTGTACCGGCCACTTGGTTGTTCATCGCCTGAGTGTCCAGATTGGGATTGTAACCCGTTCTTTGAGCCGCGACTTTCTTGATCTCTTCCAGACTAACCCCGAGCGCCAACAAGTTGTCCTTGTTCTGCTGAATAAATTCAGCGTACTTCTCAAACGCAGCCTGGTTTGTTTCGACCTGCGTCTGCTGCGTCTCGGTGAGCTCTTTTGTAAGCTCGGTATACTGGTTGTGAAGGTCGGCAAGGTCGATCTGTTCCTGGAGGAGTTTATTGTATGCCTCTTGCGTCTCCTCGGACTGCTCGCCGAATGTATCAAGGGTCACTTGGTATTCTTCCTGAGCGAGTTTTGTTTTCTCGTTCTGGAACATGATCTGGTTGTTGATGTTCTCGAGCTCTTTTGCAGATTTCTGAACATCTGTCGCGGTGTACTCATTCTGCTTCGTCCAGAGTTCGTAGGTCAGATCGCTCGTGTTAAGACGCAAATCAACTTTGTCAAACTCCTTCTGGAACGCATCAACGATGTTTTTCGCTTTCTTTTCCGCGGCTTCTTCAGCAGACATATCTTCGGTTATGCCTTCAGCAATACCCTGAACGATCGGTTTACCAACTTCGTCTCGGGCAACACGGGAAGGAGAGTGAATTCCAAGGACCTTTTTAAATCCTCCGATAATATCCTTTCCGACTTGCTTTACTGAGTCAACGGCTCGCCCAACGCTGTTCTTAAGACCCTTTATCACACCATCGATTAGGGCATCTGCGATCTCCCACGCGGCATCCATGATCAATGGAATGTTTTTACGGATGGAGTCCGCAAGACCATTCATGAAATCAAGAATCATTTTGAAGCCGGCTTCGACAACTTTCGATGCATTTTTGCCGATCCCTTCGATAAATGTGACGATCAGATCGGTCGCCGCATCTGCGATGCCGTCCATGTTTCGAGTAATTCCCTCAAGGAACGAGATTATCAGAGCCGCACCGGCGTCCATCATTTCCGGTAGTTTCTGATTAAGGGTTGTCAGGAGAAGTAAAATAAGCTCTACCATTGCGTTCACAACGGTCGGTGCGGTAGAAGATATGGCTTGAACAAGGGAGTTTATCAGAGTTTCGAACGCCCTTATAAACGTATCTGCGCTACCTGTGATTGTGTCGATAAACGCGATTATACCAAGACCAAGTTGCTCCAGAGCCTCTGGAATTAGACTAAGCAGACTCGATACGACAAGAACAAGTGCTCCCGCTCCTGCCGCACCGGATACAGCTAGGGCCGACAGTCCGGCAGAAAGCATGAGAACCGATCCGCCTACCGCTGCGCAAGCTATGCCGAACAACGCCAATGCCCCTGACAAAGTCAGTATGACCGGAACAACCGGACCAAGCAAATATGCGGCGCCTGCGATTACTCCTAGCGTTGCCGCAAGAGTGCCGAGCGCTGTTATGATCTCCCCAAACGACATATTTGAAAGAGCCAGGATACTTGGGACAAGGGCCGCCAAAGCAGCCGAGAATACGAGCATGGCCATAGAGCCACCGAGTGTTCCCTTCATGAAGTTAAGCGCAATTGTTATCTCGGTTAAAGCGCCTGCGAGAGTCCCGAGCGCAATGCCCATTTCCCCAAGGCTCATGGAACCGAATTGCTGAAGCGCGTTTGCCAAGACGAGCAAAGACGAAGCAAATATGACAAGGCCTGTCGATTTCGCTATCGTTCCTTTAGGAATCAGCTCTAGTGCAGCCCAAACTTCCAGCAACACTCCGGCCATAGCTCCTAGTCCAAGACTTATTACATCGAGAGGTATGGAGCCAAACTTTTCAAGAGCGCTTGCGAATATCAGCATAGACGAAGCCAGTACAACAAGCCCTACCGATTTTGATAGTGTCTTAGACACTCCCGATATTGCATTCATAAATATAGAAAGTTCAACAAGTATTCCGGCCATGCCGCCAAGACCTTGTTTCATGGCATCTGAATCTATGGAACCGAGCTTCTTGATCGCAGATGAAAGGATAGTAATGGATGTGGCAAATAGTAGCAGACCAGCGCCCTTTCGAAGACCTATTCCGTCTAGATCGGTCTTATTCATAAATATGGAAAGTCCCGCAAGTATTGCTCCAACACCCAACAAACCCGTCTTCAGTTTTTCAGGGTCGACACTAGAAAGCTTTTTCACCGCAGAGCTTAATATAAGTATCGAAAAAGACGCAGCAATCATGCCAGCCACCATCTTTGAGGTGGAGCCAAATCCCTTCTTAAAATCCATATTTTGAAACGCTTTCATGGCAGCACCAAGTTCAACAAACAGAACGGTCATACCTGCCAGCGCTGATTTTAACCGCTCTGGATCTATCGCTGAAAGTGCGATAAGCGAAACAGCGAGAATTCCCATAGCGGCTGCGATCTTCATAAGAGTTCCAGCTTTTATCGATTTTTGGAACGATTCCAGAGAACCCTTTACGGAGACAAGAATTCCGCTAAAGCCGGACCCGATACCATCTGCTGAACCTACGAACTTTTTAATGCCAAGTAGTATGGTGGCGAATATTCCGGAGTTGAATATACCCATCGCATCGCCGATATTATCGAGACTCATGCCATCTGAAATTTTTTCGAAGGCGGAAGCAATAAGATTACCGACAGACGCGACAGTAGGAGCGATCCCTTTAAACGCTTTTCCGATTAAAGAAATCAGAGAAACGACCGAGCCTCCAAACAAACCGAACTCGGAGAAGGAATCGGAGCACTCTCCTAACCATTTTGAAATAGTAGATGATGCGCCTTCTATGGTGGAAGCAAATCCTTCAAATTTATTCGAAATCTTGTCTGTCACAGAAGAAAGAGTAAGTCCCTCGCTCACCCATGTTCCGACCTTTGAAAGGGTTCCTAATAAAGAGCCAGCAACCGGAGCAAGAGAGGTAGCTACATTAGCGGCTAGCTTGACAGCCTCTTTTATCAAGTCTATTCCAAATTTGACTACGGAGAATACTCCTTCAAACACGTTTTGCAACTGGCCTGCTGCTTCTTCGGAAAGTATCAACTTCTCCGTAAAAGACTCAACAGATTTCGTAATCGCGTACACCTGAGTAGCTGTTTTCGGTGGAAATATCTTTCGGAAAGCGTCGCTAATCGGCTCTATAATAGAACCGAGTGCTTTAAACACATTCGTAAAGGAATTTATCAGCGACTCTCTTCCGCCGAGATTTGCCCATCCTTCAAGCATGTTGTTTCGGGCGTTCGACGACCGATTGATCATATCGGTCAAAGCATTTGAAACTCCGGTAAATAGTTCTTTCGCTTCTTCGAAATCGCCAACGATAATTCGCCATGTTTGTGACCAGCCTGATTGAGCCGCTTCCTTTAAAACATCCCACAACTGTGTAAACGTCTTAACCTCGGTAGCAGCGCTAACGGCCGTGTTTGCCAGTTCAACTATTGATTTCGCTTGATCCTGAGTATATCCCTGTGCTATAAGGTCCGCCTCTGTGTAAGCCCCAGATAGCTGAGTTAGAGTTTCCGTCAAGACATCTGCAGTGAGCCACTTTCCTCGGCTAAGCGACTCTCGGAATGACCCATATTTATCGATCATCGCGTCAACATTATAGCCAAAGTGCTCTGCAGTCCTTTTCAGTGCGTCCTGAAATACCTTGCCGCCCATACCAGCATTGACGACGGAGTTCCAGTCCATCAGACTAACTTTTCCGGCCGCCAATGCCTGCGAAAGCTGATACATTGCATTGCTCGCTTGCTCGGATGTAGATCCCGATATAGCAGCAAGGTTAGCGATACCCTTTATGGATGTAACAGAGCTGTCTAGGCTGACACCAGCTGCCGTAAAAGTACCGATATTCCTAGTCATCTCCGTAAAATTATAAATAGTTTGGTCTGCGTACTTATTGAGTTCGTCTAATGCGGCATTAACTTGTCCAAGGTTTGTCCCTTCGTGCTGTGTATTCGCTAATATGGTTTGTATCGCTCCTATCTGGGTCTCGTATTCCGCGAAACCAGTCTTTATAGGATCGATAGTCAATGCCGACACCATTTTCTTTCCGGTGTTTACGGCGGAATTTGCAATGTTGGCAAGTGCTGTTACCCCAACAACTTCCAATGCAGAAAAGCGAGCTTGAACGACAGATACGGCGTCCTCAATGGGCGAGAAATTTAATTTTTTAACGGCACCGTCCAGCTTGGTCAAGCCTTTCCCAACGCCGTCGAAATCAAGTTTGCTTTTTAGCTTTTCTATAGTGGAAATACTCTGTGCAGCATTTGCCTCAAACTTCTTATTGTCGAATTGCATCTCGACAATTTTGCTATCTATGACATCACTCAACTGACCGAACCCCCTTTACCACATCGTTAAGCAATTTGTCAAAGACAGGTTTTAGGGATGGATTGATGTAGTCCACCCCTTCTACCCATCCCCCGTTTCTCGTCGCATGGCCGTATTGCAATATGATAGCTATGGGGATTCCATTTTGAATATTTTCGTTATGGAACGAAAGGCGAATTGTATCGGTTCCTTTTTTTATCTCGTATCTCCAGGACGCGGCTGTAAGACCGGTGTCGACAGGTGTATTTCGTTCAAGCTCTCGAACCCCTTGCTCGCCATACTTTCGGAGATCGCGCTCCAAGGTTTGTTTCTTCACATTGTTGATGTACCTAATAGTTTTCGAAAAATCCCCTTTTTGGCGAACTTTTATCATACAATTCCCCTCCGCGACCGAGGTTAATTGTACAGACCGGCCTTGTCGTTGATGACAAGAGTTCGCAGCATGTAGTATTCAACATTGATGTTGTTTCTGCCTTCACCTTTCAGATAGCCCTTGTCCATGAGCTTCTTGATGGTCGGTTTTCCCCAATCGGGAATTTCATCGTATGTTTTATAAATCACGGTCATGTCATCCTCCTCTCTCCGCAACCCGAATCCTTCAGCGATACCGTTCGCGATTGCGTTGACGATATCGTCGAATCGCTTCAAATAAACGGCCATATCATCAGGGTCATCGATGAAGCAGACTTCAAGAAGAGCCGATGAAACACCGTTTTTCTTTGCGGTATTGATTACTGCATAATTATACCGTTTAACCCCTCGATTTCGAAGACCAACGGCTGCCACTTTCTTGCAAATCAGGTCTTCAACACCGATTCCTTTTTCGTCCCTGGTTACGTAACACTCGACGCCCTTTGTTTTTCCGTCATATCCGGATGCACTGATGGCGTTAAAGTGAACCTCCAAGACGTAATCATAGTTTTTGAACTTTGCGGTCGATGTGAGAGTACCGGCGTGGTAATCGTGGTATGCGTTATGGGACGTCGGATAAATATCTGCTTCGCAATACGGAGAGAGAGCTTTTTTTAGAGCCTCGGTCACTCTGCGAGTCTGCTCGTATTCTCTGTAACGAATTCCGTCTATCCTGGATACCGCTCCCGGATCGCCGTTGCCATGCCCAGAAATAAGAAGAATTTTCAAAGTATCACTCCTTGATGCCGAAGAGTTTCTTCTGAGTTTCGTTGATTTCGGAATATCGCTTGATCAGCTCTTTCTTGCTGGTCTTCTTTTTGCCCTTCTTGATCTGCGTCTTCACATTAAAGACGTGAAGAAGCGCGAAAAGTTTCCCGATATTCCAATATTGGCAGTCCATTGGTATTCCGTAGGAAAACATCCAGAAATATATAAGCTCGGACGTAACTGTGTCCTTTTGCTTATTTTCTGATTCTTCTCCGGAACTAGAAATGTATGTTGCAGTCATAGGAGTCCTCGTGTATTGGTCGATCGCATCAACATCTTCGCTTCGCAAAAATCGAAATGAAAAATTCGATGGTAAATCCTCCAACGCCATGCACCTGAAGTAGTCAAGAACCTCTTCGGCTGTTTTTTCCTTTTTTGTAAAAAACGCTTTATGCCAGCGGGCCTCCCATTTTGAAATGGCATAAAGAGAATGCTCCATTTTCAAAGTGAACGGCTCGACGTAGCTGAACTCTTCCTTTTTAGAGTCCCATAGTTCGATTCTAGGAACATCTATGCTAAGCATCTTCGCTGCCGATAATGCCGTCAATAAATTTAGACATCTTTTCAGCGTCGTGTACCAGCTCGAGGAAGATGATGTCGTATGCTTTCGTCTGAGAAAACGCATCGGAAATCTCCTGAGACTTCATAAATCTTCTTCCGTCAGGGGAAATTTCGCCGTAGGACTTAAGGAAGATGTTTTTGAACGTCTTCATCAAAGCCGGCGCATCTTTTTTCGAGGACATCTGCTTCATGGAAGCGACGAGACCGCCTTCGGCCGTCATTTCCATTTCAACAATCTCAGACTCGGAAAGGTTGAAGCGAAAATCTTCCGTTCTCTCGATTCCGTTGTAGTCAGTATACGTGATGGTCTTTTTTATCATGTCTTAAAATCTCCTTTCTAAAATGAAAAGGGGAGGGAGCATGTCGCCTCCCCTTAATCGTAAATTAGTCAGCGGCCATGAGTGTCGCAATCTCGTCAGGGAGGGGGAGACGAGGGCCGTTGCCTTCCGTTGCTCCATAAAGAATGTCTTCCAGTGCTTTCAGCTTCAGAGGATCGCATTCTGTCGAATCGATTCTGAGAATGGATGTCGGCTTGTGATCCTTTACAGGAACAGGAGTAGTGGTGTATTCCCAGCTCATTTCGATGGGCTCAGGGCTGTCGCTCACAGACTGGTATTCCTTCTCAGAGGGCGAGGCCTTTGCGTTATAAATGAGGTGAAGAACATAGCCATTGTCGTCGCCCTTCGTATCGTTCCCCTTCAGAGTCCGGTAACAAAGACCGAAAGGTGTTCTCGTCTGCTGGCCCATGGAAACGCCCTTCGCAAGCTCTGCTTCGCCGTTGCACGCGCCGAACTCTTTCGGATAGTAGTACGCATTGATGGAGCCGCCGTACTCTTCAGCAGAAAGAAGACTCAGATATTTCATGTTGTCTGCCCAGATGGCAGTTTCCTCTGCGCCAGAGGGAGTTTCGCTTACCGAAGACAAACCGCTCCATGCATAACCCGTAGGATATGCGCCGCTCTCATTCTGAGGATAAAGGACGCCGCGATCGACTCCAGTTTCATAGAATCGTTTACCGGTTTCATCCCATGTGAGTCTGCTCATTTTATTCCTCCTTTATATAGTTAATGTAAACACATCGTGGTTCAGATTATCCGCAACATAGGTCCTATCATGAACGCAATAAGGAAGTCTCGACACCGCCTCAACAAACTTACTGTCGGGGTCTTTGTCGATCACGATGACTTCATATGAAGTTGACTGGTGATATTTACTATTGTCTGCGGACACATTGTTTATTCTTTTTCGTTTGTATCGTATTGCGGGGTATCGCATCTTGTATGACGGAGGGGGCTGAAAGTACACATTCTTACTTCCGAGAATTTCTTCGAAAGTCTTATGTAGAGTTAGTCTACTGACCATTGTACACGCCCCCTAACGTCAATACTAAGCGAGGATACTGAACTGAGACGCCTGTGACCTTCCACTTCGTTCCGAGATACTCGGCACAGCGGATGGCGTGAAAGTTGTCTACGGCATAGGGATCGGCCAAGATACTGATCTCATCGGAAATCGTAATGTTGTCGTTCACACTGTCAGACCCCTGTAGCTTCCTAGCACGTCTCAAAACATCGCCGCAATACTGTCGTTCAACGATAGTTTCTTCTGCGACCCCCGGAAGTCCGTCGGAGTATTGGGCAAATCCGATGTTTCCAAAATACTTGGCCATGTTATCCCTCCATTTTGAATTACTTTGCGGGATTGCTTACTTTCGCAGCTGCACCCTCAGAAGACTTCAGAACCACAGCAGTAGAGGCGCTAGTCGAAATCGCAGTAGCGATGGTGACCTCCAGATGCCCGGAGTTCTCTTTCCAGAACACAGGAGTGTAGTACGCGCTCTCATAGTGAATGATAGCGCCTTTGGACAGAATCTCATGCAAGGTGTCCTTGTCGATCTTCTGGGTGTGCGCTTCGTCCATGTAGATATAGTTGTCCGTATGCCCGTAGAGCAGAGTATTCATGACATACTTCTGCTCGGCGTCAGCATAGATGTAATGCGGTGTTGCC